CCGCCGCTTCCTCAATCTGTTTTGCGGTGGGTGCGTTTCTTGCACCATACTCAGCCCCTTCAACGATTGCCTTGCTTTCGGCTTGTTGGGCAACAAAGTTTGACATTCGTGATAGGCTTTGCGCTAGATTGCCTAGACCCCGTGCTTGAGCTTCAGCTCCGGCAAAGCTAACTCGCGGAACCCGGAGCGGGGTGAGGGTGTTTCTTAGTCTGACTTGCTCTGCCATTACATCCCACCTGGAGCCATATTATTAAACATTGTATAGTTTCCGGGATTAGTGAAGCTATCCATCGGATATATCTGACCAGCCGTAACGGCACTTTGGCCAAGCTGTATGAACGCTTGTGTCTTAGCCGATTGCATGATGTTCTTACCGGCAATTCTATGCTGATCTGCCTGATACTTAGCCATCTTTACAGCCATCGTTGCATTATCCCGGCTAATCGTGAACTGGTTTACTCCTTCGCGGGTGTTTAATCTGGCAATCAATGCCGGGGTATCGCCGGAGGTGAACGGGCTAATATTACCCGCTGATGCCCGTGCCGTGTTTGCTGCTAAAACCTTCTCTAGATTTTTTAGTTTCTGGCTTGCCTCTGCTTTATAGTTTGCAGCTTGAACTCTGCCTTGAAGCACTGCCTGATCAGCTTTGGCCTTTTCAACCATTTGAGCTGCCTGGCCTTGTCGGTAAGTCGCTAAAGCACTGGCCCCGCCAGCAATTGCTGATATTACTGCTAGTTCTACTCCGCTCATTGCCCCACGCTCACTTTATAGTCCAGAGCCAGTAACGTAAAAAATACCGGCTGGTTTTGAGAAATAGTTATCTGTGCATCCCGGCTATAGCCGAGAAAGCCTTGTGTTTTCTTTGTGCCGGTAAAAGTCGGCACGGTGCCAGCTCCACTGATTGGCACACTGTTCAAGGCGATTTCTTTGCCATTCAGCGTTAGGTTCTGCGTCCTAAACAAAATAGGCGTTACCTCCAAGATACGCCGTCGCTGACCTTGCACGGTGCCTGATGACAGTCGAGGCTCAAACGGCTGGGTCTTAACGGTAACGGTGTAGTCTAGCCCCACCTCGGCATAAGATGCCGGAATGCCGCCCAGAGTTACATTGCCGGAGCTGACCGTCTGATCGGTGTCAACAATGTCATCGCGTATCACCTTGACCGTTTCGCCTTCAAGGTGGGAAAGGGAACCAGCAGTGGTAGAACCGGGCAAACCTTGATCCGGGGTTGTCGCGCCGGTAAAGTACTGAATAGAAGAATCAGTTGTGCGATCATCGTCAAACACCTCCAGATAGTATTTTGTAGAGCTATCGATTGTTCGCTTGGTAATGACGTAAATGTTTGCCAGCTCTACGCCCACATCAACAAAGTCACCATCAGTTGACAGGCTGGACGGGGCTACAATCTGTTGGCCGCGATTCAGCATGAAAGCAGCGATAGTGCCCGTAAAGCCCGTGGAGCTGCTTCTATAGCCGGCCGTGCTGCTTCCGTTTAAGATCAGCAACAGATCGCCCTCAGTGGTGTCTGTCGCGGCTCTAAGGGCCATTCTCTGGGGGTCAATAATCATATGGCTCGACAGCAAGCTGACATTGTTTGCCACATAGGAAAGCTCAACATCGCTAAACAACATTTCACGCAATGCCTTGCCTTGTCGCTGAATAAACAACGTGCCGGATTCAGCAGCTTGTGGCCTGATGCCAAACTTGGAGCCGCGCCGGGTGGCTGACTTCACCGTGATGTTACTTGGCGTAATCGGATCAAGATCAGCTTGAGGAATAAAAAACTCAGCCCCGGTGGTAAATATCTGTAAGTCTCTGCCAGACCTAATCCCGGTGATTGCGTTGACAACGTCTGTCGTCAAAGAAATTTGTATGGCATCATCGTCAAGAGCCTCAGATTGTTTGAAATTAAAAAAGTCGTTGACCTTGCTGCCAAATAGAGTAGTAGGCAGTGAAGCACTGCCGCCAAAGTACAACCGGCCCTCATGGAAAGTGCAAGTGCGAGGCCAGCCACGGCTATTAGCCCAGGCATCCTCATAGCCTGATTCAATTTGATAGTTGCCCGACGCAATGGCATCAGTGCTAAAAAACGGGACTTCCGTGACAACAAGAACTTCAGTTGAACTATTAAACTGTATTATCCTAGCGCGGCCAAAACCATTAGTGACGTTGATAAATTGGTCAACATTACCACTTGAAAAGATACTTGAACTGGCAGTGATCTTGACAGTCCCATCTACCGCGTCTGGCGTGATTGTGCCGGATGGCGTTGTTAGGCTTGTGGTGAATGCAACTTTTGGAATTGTCAAGCTCAGAGCTGATATTGTCCAAGTGGTATTGTTTGCCCCACGCACAATCTTAAACGGTGCAAAATTTTCATGCACAAGGATCAATGTGTCGGAAGACTGCGTGTAATACAGCTTATTTATGTCATAGGTGCCCACGGAATAGACCGTTCCAACATTATAGTCAGCATAGGAAAGGCCCGTGCCATTGATATTGGTGAGCAACGTGTTGTCAGCGTAAAAACGGAATCTGATAGCAATGCCTGATAATGCTGTTGCCACAATCATAAAAGATTGCTCAGTACTGAACTCAAACGGGATCAGCATTGTTCCGTTGGCAGCATTATCACTCGTTAGATCAGTTAGAAACCGTAAGCCCGGACGGCGAGAAAACCCGCCTTGCGGCTCAAAGATGACATTCTCAGCCAGGTCAACAGAACTATAGTATTGCTGTAAGTCGATCCGGCCACGCAGCAGGGGATCAAGCTCACCAATAGTAAACGACGATTGGTATTGTTGTATCCGGCTCATCGCACGTCCGTAAGCAAATAGTCTCCCACAACCGACGGTGTTTGGCCTCCAGCATCGATGTTTGCCGCTTGCCGAAAGTAACCGCCCCGGAACCCTTCAGCGGCCGTGCCGAGAGCAACAGACCGCCAATATTCAGACTTTTGTGTTTGATCGGTGATAATCTCAGCTAGGTGCCAAGCGATTTGGTAGGCAAGAAGCTGAACGAAATATGTCGGCATCAGCCCCTCGCTGACAGCCTTTTGATAATCTATATGGATTTCTGTAGCGTCCGTAATCAGGACCGCGCCACCAGCGGTGGACTGCGCTATTTCCCATGCCTTGAACAATCCGGCACCGGCTGCACTACTAGTTCGCACCGCAATCGGCACCCCGGTCACCATATCGTTTGGCAACAGATATTGCTTATCGTACTCATTGGCCGGGGCAATGCTGTCTTGGGCCAACTGTGTTTTGGCTATGGTGAAGGACCAGCGATATAGGCCGAATGTTTGCAGTTTGATTTCGTTGTAGATGGACGAACAAGCCTGGGCGGCTGGCGAACCATCTGAGAATGACGTGATAGCCTCGGCTCCTAGAAGCAACAGACCTTTGTTACAGATTGAAACATTAGTGTCACCGACGGCCATCAAACACCTCCAAAAGAGAAGAGGGGGCGGCAACCCGCCCCGCTCAATTTAGTCGCTATCAGTTTGACTGATAGATGTGCCGTCAGAGACATCGACCACGCCTGATGCGTTAGACACAACAGTGTGGATAGATGATGCCAATGTACCGCCAGTTGATGTCACCGAAATGATCACATCGCCGACTGATACGTCATCTGACACGTCGTTGAAATATCCAGCCCCGTCCACAACTGTAACAGCGTCGGTTGTGGTGTAGGTGAATAGTTGCGGTGCAGTACCTTTTTTAGACTGACCGCCGATTGGGTTCCAACCCGCTCTTGCAAATGCCATTTGTCAGCCCTCCTATTCTTCACAGGTAACGTCAACGATACCATCGACATCGATGGCAACAGCCCCCATCGACAGCATAGCCGTGATAAGGAATGACGTTTTTTCTGGGATGTAGTTGATTTCTGTCTTTGGTGCGATACCAACAGCAACGCCTATTGCCGAACGATGGAACGCAAAACAGGTACGATCAGCAGTTGCCAACGGCAACCCACCCTCGTCACGATCTCCGACAATGTGGAAAGTAAAGCCCATCATCTGGTTGATTTGACCGCCAACGAGAGCTTGCAGCGTCTGAAAGTCACTCGAAATCGCACGTTCATCGCCCAGCAATCCAGCCAGGTTATTAGCGTGAATCACAAAATGACGATCCGTTGCTGGCACATTCTTCGCATCAAGCCCTTTTTTCGCGGCAATGATCTTACCAACATTCAGATTTGATGCTGTAGCAGAGCCAGAGGTTACCACTGTTTTAGCAACGGTAGTACCAGCCGAGGCTGCGTTCAGGGCATCAATGATGATCTGATCCTCACGACGGCCAATAGCATTACCAACCACTTGTGCTAGCTCTTGCCGCTCGTCAAAATTGACTTTGGCTTGATCGAACACATCCGAATATTCAGCAGCCACGAAATTAGAAAGGCTACAAGAAACCTGACTAAAACTGGCGTTGATAGGCACGACATCGGTGGATGGAGTACGCACTGACGCTGTACCTTTACCCACCTTCGGGAACTTGACGGTATCACCGACAACACCCGTTCGCGTCCGGGCAGCTCCACGAAGCACTGCACTAGACTGATAAGCCTGATGCACCTCTGCTTCAAAAAGCTGAACAAACGCTGGAGATAGATTTGTTGACATGACTGTCACTCCTTAGTTGAACACACAAAACTTTCGCCTTGCGGGTTATCGGGGAGTCCCCGGCCCTGGCTACGCGAACGTCGCGCACGGTGGATTTCTCCACGCCAGACCGGCCCTTACGGGTTATCAGTCACAATCCTAAATATACTACAAGCTGTAGCTTGTAAATAGTCAAGTGGGTACATTTAGTATTTGTACAAAAAAGATGGGGCCGAAGCCCCACAGTTAGCGGAGAAATAGATTTAAGATGTTCCGTAGCGTTTGTTGTATTCATTCTCAACAGCTATCTGTTTTTTTCTATCCGACGCATAATCGGGTTCTGACATCAGGCTTAACATTCTAGCCTTAAATTCATCTTCGCTTTCACCGGCCTCGGTTACATCAGCAATCGGTATTTTTGATAGATCGCCGGTCATACTGCGAACCTTTTGCAGCAATCGTTGACCAGCCGCTGACCCGCCCCACATATCGAGTTCCTCACGCTCTTCTTCAGAAATCACACCTTTAGTGAGTAAACCGTTGGACCATTCCATGTTAGATTTGATAATCGCATCAGCATTGCTGCCCAGCTTTTGATGTTCTGCTTTGAGATCAAGAGCCATTTGTTGACCGGCCTCACCAGCAATGCCGCCAATAGAACCGGCTAGTTCAGTAAAGGCTTCCTGATTAATGCCGTATTTTTGTGCCCATTCCAGATAGGTTGACACAACCGGGTCATCTAATTCATAGCCAGCCTCAGTTAAAACATCAGTGTTGTACTGACCGTCTGCTGGTGGTTTGTGATCGCCGTGATGAAACTTTTTTTCTAGCTCATTTTTGCTTTTGACTAAGCCCTCTAGGTCTGGTCCTTCTTTCTCATCCCAGTGCTTTGCCGGGAACCAGTCCGGCCTTTCATAGATTTCATCCTCATCCTCCCCCTCAACCGGCTGGGCGTCTTCCGCGAGGTGGGAGATACCTTCATCTTCGACATTTTCCTGTTCTTCCTGTGCTAAAGCGGCTTGGGCCATCAACCCATCAGGAGCCGGTGCTTCTTCCGGTTGTTCCTGAGTTTGTTGGTTATCGTCATCGCTCATTTGCTCTTTTCATCCTTTGTTGTATTTCACGCACTATGCTGTTCTGACCTTCCCGTGCATGACCAAAAGAAGCATCAGCCCCCGGCACCCAGGCCGGTTGCTCAACTGTTACCGATTGCAGATATTCCAGAACCTTGGCCCCAGCCTCAGTTTCAAAACATCTTTTGAATTGTATATCGATATCCCGTTGATGATCCTGATTGACAAGGCGTATTGGTGCATCGCCTGTTTCAAGGCCATCCCATCCGGGCGAGTTTATACTGCGAATTTTATCTGCTTGATCCATTATTCAGCCGCCTGTGGTTCTTCAACCATTCCTTGTTGTTCTGCCGCCATTTGAGCCATCTGCATCATTTGCTGTTGAATCGCTTGGCGTTCTTGTGGTGTGGTGCGGAGCTGTGCCGGGATGCCAAGCTGATCAGCAATGTAATCGCCAACCGCCTCCATCTTAATCAGGGTTTGACCTTGCGGCCCAAGACTTTGAGCAATCTGCATAAACTGCATGACCTCTTGTAGCTTTTCAGCATTGTTAGCCATAGCCAGTGGGCTTACGGGTACAACTTGCACCTCCAGGCCGTTGACCTTTAGAGGCAAGTCAATCATGCCCAT